CAAGTATGCCCGTCATCTATAGAATAGGCGTAGTTAAGATGCGGGCCCCACCAGGCTGTGTGAAGGTGCCCGTCGGGAGTACGACACATTTTCTTGCGGGCACCATATAAATCGAAGTCCTGCCAAACGACTGACCCCAGGCTATGTGCAGTGTCCTTAGCCTCTTCGGCATAAGATGCCGCATTGCAGTTCAAGCCCTCCACACTAGTAGTCTTTAGTAATACACCATTACCAGTGATAGCGTCTTGAGCAGTCTTCAGCAGCGTGGCATCGAGTGTAGGTGAAGGCGTACCAGAGTAGAACGACAACGGGTTTGGAGCCTCTTTCGACTGAACGTACACGCCTGCTGTCTCATTGAGAGAGGTAAATCCGAACCAGCCGTTGCAAGGCATCGATACAGGCTGCCCACCTACTCGTGGCCACGAGGAGCATAGAGCAGCTGCATAATAAATATCGCCCTCTTGCGTGTCTAGGGTTCGGGCCGTCCAGCTCGCTCCGTCATAGAAATACTCGCGTATCTGGTCAGGACTAGCGTCGCGGAACGCGAAGAGATATAGCTCAGTAGCGCTGATTTCTACAATTCTTGAGGCTCTGTCCCTAGCGCCGTATATGCCGTCGCCTATCTGCGCCCAGGAGCTACCTCCGTCCGTGGACCTGATAATCCGGTTCTCCCCGTTCGCTAGAATCTGCAGGGTCAAATAGAGATTTCCTGTAACAGGTCCAAAACTAATTCTGCTGCAGTAGTAGGACCCATAGGAGGTAGGCCAACCCAGATAAGAGACTATGTCCGTCAGTCCGCTCCAGACCCCTGTGCTGGGATCTCTTCTCAGATACCAGTAGTGATAATAGCTACTGTTCGGGTGCTTCTGCTTCCACAAGGCGTGTACCGTTCCGTCGTCTGCAACAGCCGCCCCGCACTTGTAGGCCCCTCCACCCCCAGCAGTTAGCAATTCTGGTGTAGACCACGTGTCTCCGAGGTCAGTACTGTAGGTGTAGCTTACGGAGGTCTGATACGGATACTGGAGATTCCCGTAGAAAACGTGTAAGATGTCATCTGGGCCCACTACAAGATCTTGGACTCCCCGCGCTGTGCCAGTGTTGGAGTGAATTTTTATCCAGTCAGAGAGCCATCCGGCAGCATTCCTACGCCTAAAATACACCTGGTTAACGGTATCTGCACCACGTCGCTGGTTCGTAAGCATCCCGATAACGTCGTCCGACATGGCTACGATGCGGGGCCAGAAGGCTGATTCTACTGCATCAGCACCAACGTCCTCGACTGTCCACGTTGCACCATCATCTTCTGAATGGGCCCACCGGTACTCGGGAGAAGTGAGATCCCGCCAGAAGAGGTGTAAGGTGCCGTCTGCGGTGCGCGCGGGTGGCGAACAGTCCTGAGCGTAGTTCGAGACAGAGCCTATCTTAGCGCTTATGTCTTCTTCAGTATAGGCTGACGGCGTACAAGCCATACCAGTAGCAATAGTCTTTAGTAGAGCCGCATCACCAGTTACACTGGCCTGAAGGATCTTCGACAGATATGCATCACTGGTGATAGTATCCTGCAGCACCTTGAGCAGAGCAGCATCACTTAAGATGGAGCCTCCTGGAAGAGAGAGGACCCCGTCAGCGGTGAGTGCGTCTTGCAGGGTCTTAAGTAGTGCACTGTCAGCTAGAATGGAGTCGCCTAGTCCTAAAACCGTGATGTTCAGAGTACCAGCGAAGGAGTCCCAAGGGGCTTGCCCGTTTAGGTCATAGCGACCGGGCGTGCCTCCTGGATCCTTATCTGCAAAAGCAACCGACGTAGCGTAGGCATCGGTGCGATAGATCACAATCCAGTAGTTGCTCTCTGTAGCAAGCTCTAGAGCTCCCGCAAAGGTGAACTGGTATTCCGCCTTGGAATCTGTAAGGGCGGCAACTACTGTGGAGGAGGTTTCAAGTGTTGAGTCACTAGGCTCTCCAGCATTATCTGCTCGAATCTGCATGCCTACCGTGCAAGCATGAGCTCCACCCGTGTCAAACCACAGCCAGGCAGAGACTTGAGCCAGCTTGCCGGCAGCTGTAGGCTGAAACTTTCTGGCTATGTAGGCTGTTACAGACCCGGCAGGGCCCATGAAATCCAGGCCGACACCACCGGTATCGGTGAAAAGAGTGATGGACATCTTGTGGACGCTCCCTAGCTATGGCTAGTCAAGAACAACAGAGCCGTCAGGATAGATCGCAGCAACAAACTCTGCGTCGTCAGTGACCCAACCGAGACAGTGAACAACCATCTCGTGGATAACCGGGCCGGAGATCCGGCCCCGGACCTTACGATAGTACTTGAGCTCTCGAGTGCCGCCTGGGCCTTTGAGATTGACTGAAACCGTCGGAAAGCCAGGAACAACAGGAACGAGAGTTGCAGCTGTTGCTATCCGGATGAAATCGGCTGCAGTAAACAGCCAGTTCTTAGCCTCAGGCGTCTGCAAGGGGATGACGCAGGTTACCTCGTCTCCGTTTTGCAGAACGAGATCATACGACCTAGAAGGCGCCGGATCTTTCTGAAGCTGAATTTCCTCAGTTCCCTCCGGCACCTCGGACACACGAACGCCTCGCTTAGATGTAAGGTCCCCTGTTACAGTCATGAGCTTTAGGCCTCCTCGTACTCGTAGTTGATCGTCTCCTGCGTCCAGTTCCCAGGAGTAGCAGTTGCTACTGTACACAGCTGGAAGACCAGGAAGTCGGTGAGATCGGTTTCGGCAGCGTACTCAGTGTCATCCCATGTTGCCTTAGCTCCTACTACCTGCGCGTCGAAGTTATGAACTGCGACAGCCGACTTAGTAGCAACAGGGGTGATGCCTGTGCCTGTGATGCCATAGTAGAGAGCAGTGTTCGCTTGGACCCCACCGTCACCCCAGACCTTGAAAGCGCGAACATAGTTGTCAGGCGCGGCATCGACACGCGCTCTGAGCCACTTCTCGTAGCTGTTCTCGCTCACAGTGATCGGATTCGTTTTCCGGTTGTCCAGAGAGTTCACAGCGTTGTCGGCGCTTTCGAAATCAATGCCTGACACTGCACCAGACATCGTTCCTGCGTCAGTACTCGTAAAGACTCGAACGGTAACAGTTGCGGCCATTGTACTTGCCTCCTAAACTAGTTGCTAGTTAGCGAGCCAGCCAGCCATTAGCTAGCTGACATAGTGAAGTGCCTGCAGACAAGGGCGCCCGTGATTCCGGCGCCTCCGGCAGCAAGCGTGACAGCCATCGCCTGACCTACGCCGCTCACGATGGGGGGACACAGGGGGAGGGGGCCGGGGCCTCCTCTTGTAATGTACTGCGAAAATACTTCGACTCCACCCAACTCCACATAGACGCGTCCTCCCGCCGGGTCGTCGTTATATGAAAAGTGCAGCGACTGCAAAACGTGATACGTTCCGGCAACAGCTGCATACGTCACACTTTGGGGGAAATTGGCCACGCCTGAATCGGACATGTCTGTTGGAACCGCAGGTAAATACTCCGCGGCCATAACTCGCAGTCCCGACATGTCTTTGCTTGTTGGGTACGTGCCTGCGCCGCTTGGGGTCTCTGGAATGTTTCCCATTGCTTACTCCTTCCGGATAGCTAACCTAAACCCTGTTGGGGTCTGTAGGCGTCCAAACTCCGCCATTGACCTTGCCGAGTCGCTTTACAGCAGTTCCGCGTATGTTCGGCTCAAAGCCTATGATCTTGAAGAAGAGATGCGAGTGCTTGGGACCGTAATATCGCATCTCAGGAATCTCGAACTCCTGGAGAATGTATCTCCAGGTGTCCATAGCCATTAGTCGGGCGCCTTTACGATACATGCCCCCGTAGCTCAGAGAAGGAACCGAGGCCAGGATAGGAATCCCAGGGTATCGGCGAAGCAATGACCTCAGGATAACCTGAATCTCGCCGTCGAAGTATTGCTGTAGAACTCCCTGGCACACAATAGCCGATGGCCACGGGAACGGCGATACAAACTTCCCTAGATGAATCAGGGCCCGCTCAATTAGCTGTGGAGTGCCGGTGTACGTCCTTATAACCCCAGCAAGAGCTCCTGCTTCTCCGGGCGGACAGATTCCGTAAACTCGGTAAGCTCTCTGCGCGAGAGTAACGTGCAGAAGACCGCTGCCAACTCCTAAGTCCCACACAATTCCGTTAGAAGGTACGGTCCTATCAATTAGATCCAGAAAGGGGCTATGCAAGTCCTGGAGTCCCGCGAGAGAGCCGGTCAGGACCTCTGCATCTGGCTCGTCATTCCGCCGAATGGCTGCCGGGTCAATCGTCTCGAATACCTGGCTCCAGCGAGCTGCAACGGCAGCAGGGCCGTTCGTGCGAAAGATCCACTCGGTTCCACGACGAGCCTTCACGGCCGTTTGCTTTGGATGGCCAACCATATCTCGCATGACGTCTATCAGGTAATCCCAATCCGGCAGTCTCCAGTTCCCTCCCAGGACGCACTCCTCCGCGCCTTTGGTCGGAATAGGCCAGTTATACTTATCGTTAGCCAGGTCTTTCAGCGCTGTATTGTCTGAGATGATCGTCGGCAGCCCTGTGCACATGGCCTCGCGCGGTGTCATCCCCCAGCCCTCGCCCTTTGATGGAAACACATAGGCATCGGCGTTCTTGAACTCATGTAAAAGTCTCTCGGCAAACCAGTCACCGTCGTAGATGGTGATCCGCGAGTCATCTAAGGTTGGCAGTTGTCCCTGCCCGCGGCCGAAAATACCCATCCTCGTTTTGAAGACTATGCGAACGTTTGGATATTGTGCTCGAGGAAACGCTCTCCGAAAAGTCTCTAGCATTTCTACAGGGGCCTTACGGTTTGTCAATGTACCATGCATAAAGAACGTGAACTCACCGTCAGGTTTGACCGACCTCGTATGCGTTAGTCCAATGTTGTACATCTTATTCGTTGCCAGGGGCACCACCGATATCGGTCGATCGACGAAGTGGCCGAAGACGCTCTTGCAGTACTCACTGGGCACAAAGAGATGATCCACCTGCGAGCAATTCCGCTGCCACTCCGGATGTACCTTGAGCGGTTGATCCGCCTCGTACATCGTAAGCCCGATTCGATACGACGTGGGTAGCTTAGAGAACTGTCCGGGCGTGGCCATACATAGGCCTACGCGGGGACTGACCTCATCGGGTAACCCGCGTTCGAGTAGCTTTAGAGTATGTGGTTGTAACCCCTTACGAACAATGAACCAACACGGTAGCAGAAACAGTTCCATACCCTGGCTGACAAGTGCTGCAATGGTGCTCTCCGATGCCGTAGCGTATCCGTCGGCAAGAGAAAACGGAGCCATCCAGACTAGGTGGAAGCCCTCGTCGTCGTGCCAGAGAGAGTTCTCTGGCGTCGTGTAGCCCTTCTCCTGCTCCACCTCTACAATGCCCTGACGGAGCAGCTCTAGCGCGAGCTTCCTCGGTACCTTGTCGACCCACACCCCCGGGGGAAGAGCTATCCCCGGAGGTGCGTATCTCTGCAGTACACCTGTTCGGTTCTTGACGCGCATCCAGGTCCCCTCCTTCGCGCGGTTTGCTTAGCCACTTGATCACGCAACAGCAGGCCGTAGACTACGCAGCGATCGTGAGCGTCGAGAACATCTCGGGAACTACCATCTTCTTGGCATTCCTGGTTCGGACGTTCCGCGTCCACTTGTCGGTGTTCACGTAGGCCCCCGGCATCGTTGCATCGTCGTATGGCATCATCTCCGCGTACACCAAAGGCATCGGCGTGATAGGTATGTAGGGGGCGAAGATATACCCGGTATCGATCTGCGACCTCGGGTACATACCCATGATGCCTCTGAGGTTCATGAAGGCTGCTGGTGTCTCGAAGATATCCCAGTATCCTGTGACTCGACCGATGAGCTCAACGCCCATCGCGAATCGACCTCCGGACGGAACTCGGTTACGTGGCTCGGGCTTGAAGTCCTGCATCTTGCGGATGTACGACGCCACTGAGCGGCCACATACGATGTAGTCGGCTCGGCGGTAGCGGTTTCCGTAGATGTCGTTCTCGGCGTCGATGAACGCGTGGCCCAGAGTCTCATAGTGATCCTTGTCCGTGTACGCTCCTGGATTCGTCCAGTGCCATGTAGTGTTGCCTGCGGCTGCACCGGTTAGGATCTCGTAGACGACCCTGTAGTCGAGGGCCCTTAGGATCTCCTCGGCCAGCGTCGACACTAGCTCACCCTCGACATCGATGCCCAAAGTACCACGAGCGTCTTCCGCAACCTCAGTGGACCACGTAGCAGCCAAGATATCCTTGACTGCTGTAGCAGTCTCGGAAGTGATGGTCATCTTCAAACGCTTCGGCACTCCGTTCTCTTCGTTCGATGAGTAGTTGCTATCTGGCACCGTGATGCTCTCCGTAGGATCAGTCGCGTCCTCTCGGAGGAAGTCCTGGTAAAAGATCTGCATCACGCCACCCGAGTACATAGGCATTGGCTGAACCGCAGCGATCTTGAAGGCCAACAGTTGCGGGAAGACCTTGCGGATGATAGGCAATGTATACTTCTGCGGCATTGAAATATCCGTGGTCTTCGTGGCCTCGAGAATTCCCTGGTGCACGGCCTGCTGATTCTCGAACAACATGGCCATCGCCTCGTACTGGCCTACTTCCAACGGTGGCATGCTCTCCTTCATCTTCGCGGTACCTTCGAGAAGCCAGGCCCACTTTGTCACCAGCTTTTCGCGGTACGCGCGCTGCTGTCTGACGAAATCGTCGTAGGTCTCGTTTCCTTCAAGCACGAAGATGGGAGCGCCACCAATAACTCCACCCCTATTCATGTGTTTTCTCCCTTCATACGGTACAAGTAGACGGAGACTAGCAACTAGCTAGCCTAAAGTAACGTTAGCACTTAAAGAGCCTAACCTGCTAACTAGTGCGTCGCAAGTCTCAGGATGTCCCCCTGAAGCTCCTCTGTAATTCCGGCCGGTGGATCCTTTACGGAGACCTCGTCGTCATCGCCTGTGCTCGCGTTTCCCTTCTGGGAAATTGGCTTCGCCTTGGGGTTAGCCTCCAAGATGAACGCATTCAGGGCAGTCGTTCGGACACCCTCAAGAGCCCCTGGAATCTCTTCCAGAGTCTTGCACTTCTCCTTGAGGCTAGCGTAAATCGCCTGCCCTACCCCGATCTGCGAGGCCTCGAGAAGAGCCTTCTCCAGTTTCAGAGGGGTTACCTCTCCTTGGAGGGCTTCCAGTACAGCCTGCTGCGACGCGACAGCGTCCTGAGCAGTCTTGAGATCCACAGCCGCCTTATCTCTCTCGGCCGTTACGGCCGTCAGAGCTGCAGCAGCCGTAGCCGTAGCAGTCGTAGCCGCTACAGCGTCTGGGTCGTCCGTAACCGCTGCCGGCTTGTTGGCCTCCAGAACAGAAGCAGCATAGTCCGTGAGGATGGCTGCACAGTT